GGTTGCGCAGCCTGCGCTTGGTCGCTTCCGGCAATTCGGTCACGTCGATTTGGGCGGAATCGCCTTGCGTGTAGCCGACCTGTGCGTCGTCGACGCGCTCATAGCTGACGCCGACGTGTGCGCCGGGGCCACCGTCCTCGAGCTGGTGGAGTCCGGCCGCGACGTACGAGCAGACGAGTCTGACGACGTCGGCGGGTATCGGATTCCAGCCGCACGTGAAGGTGACGGTCACGACCGACGGGATGCGCCCGAAGGGACTCCATGGCTCTTCGCGGTAGAGCGAGGATCCGAGGAGTCGCCAGTCGTAGACGGTCTTGCCGTCGATGAGCACCCTGGAAACGCTTCTGACGGCCTTGCATGGCAGGTCGAGTTTCCTGGACTGTTCGCCGGGGATGTCGACGGTCCATTCGCCGAGCGTGATCGGACAGCCGGCGGCCGAGCGGACGGCGTCGGAGACCGAATCGAGCAGACTGGTTGCCGTCTGCTCGTCGGTTACTTCGATTCCGTTGCTTTTCAGGTCGTCCAAGGTGGCCAGTGCGGTCATTTCAGCCTCCGATCATCGGACTCGACTACTTGCCGCTCTTCTTGCCTGCAGCAGCATCCTCTTCACCGTCGCCGTCTGCGGTGGTATCGCTCACGACGGGGGCCTGCGCATCCTGCAGGGAACGACCGGTGGTGGTGGAGAGATTCAGGGTGATCTTGGTCAGGCACTCGGGGCGGATGACCTTGGCACCGTACAGATCGAGGCCGCGCACCATGTCGGCGAAGTCGGTCTGCATGCGCATGGCCTCGACGTTGCTGACCTGCTGTGCGAAGGTCACGGCGGCGTTAGTGCCGGCGAGAATGGACTGCGTGTCCGGGCTGGCGGACTTGTGCGGCACGTTGTTGGACTTAACGACGGTGAAGCCGCGCACCTGGCCGACCACGCCGTTGAGCAGCGTATTATGACCTGCTTCGGTGCCTTCGATGAAGCGGGAGTCCTGCAGCAGGAGCGCGTAGAAGTCGGGGCTGACGACGAGCCAGCGGCCCTCGTCGGGCACGTTTTGAACATCCAGTTTCCGTCCGGCTTCCACGACGGCGAGATACGCGTCGGCGGGGGTGCCGACGGCCACGGTCTTGGCTGGCGTGCTGACGGCCGTGTCCATGAGATTGGAGATGTAGTTCTCCACGTTCTTCATCATGTTGTAGGCGGCGGAATTGGTGAACTTTCCGGTCATGTCCGCCTTGGCCTGAGCCTTGTCGAGATCGTTGACCTTGAAGGCGAAATAGTCGGACTGATCGATTTCAAGGACGGCTGCTTCCTTGTCATTGGCATCGTCGACGGTGATCGCCTGGCCGCGGACGTACTTGCGCACAGTCACATCGTCGTATCCGGTAATGTGGACGGTATCGCCGGCCTCACGGATGTCGCCCTCATAATCGCGGTTGCACAGGCTCGGAAAGACGAGCTTCGCGCGCAGGGCTTCGAGGATGGCGGCGGACCATACCTCGGGAATGAAATTGGTGATTGCCATTGCTGGTGGCCTCCTTACTTGCTGCGGCCTGCGAGCAGATCATCCAGGCGGCCCTTGCGGCGCGCCTCGTCGATCTGTTTCGTGGTCATGTTCTTCAGATCGTCCCTGGTAAGCTGTCCCGCCTGATGATCGCCATCACGGGCGCCCGACGGTGGGATGATTCCCGCCAGGCCAGCCTTGTTCCCGCCTTGCGCGAGATACGGATGTGCTGCGACCAGAGCGTCGATTTTCTTGGAAATCGCGTTCTGGTCGTATCCTCCCTGATCGTCAGCGGTCAGATCGGAGAAATCTATAAGCTTCAATGCGTCACCCGGATTGATGAGCTTGCCAGTGGCTGCGGCGGTGACGTTCGCCTGGAGCACCTGCTTCTGCAGTCCGGCGATGGTGGCCTGCGCGGAGTCAAATTCCTTGCCGCGCTTCTCCCAGTCGGCGACCTGCTTCTCCAAGTCGTCCACACGGTCGGCCTTCTCGTAGGCGGCCTTGAGTTTCGCCTCGAGATCGCCATTGACCTTCTTCTGGCCGAGGAACTTGTCATGCCAGTCGACGGGCGGCTCCTGCGCGCCCGGATCGTTGGTGTTCGGATCCTGCTGTTGTCCTTCGGACATGGTGTTTCCTTTCATTTGGTGTAGACCTCGCCGTTGCTGGCGAGCCATCTGCGGTACGAGTTCTCCGCTCTGGCCAGCACGTCAGGCGTGACCGGCGAATCCGGCTGGTACGGGTTGCGGCCGGCGAGCGCTGCTTCGTAGCGGAGTCGTGCGTTCTGGAGGCGTTTCTGGGCGGCGGTCTGTTCTTCGTGTCTGCCTTGGCGCCATTCGTTGTTGTGGAGCCATTGCTGGCGTCGGAGCGCTGGGACTTGGGTTCTCCAGTTGTCGGGGAGGATGTAGCCCTCGCGCTTCAGGAGTTCGATGGTCTGTTCGCGCGGGAGGTTGAAGCTGTAGATGCCTTCGGGTGTGAGTCTGCGGTGTTGCTGTTGTCCGTATTGGTATTTGCGAATCATGCGGCTCCATCCGTAGCGGCCAGTGCCTTCGGACGTGGTCATGTGGACGTTGCCGTGTCCGATTGGCCGCATGCCGCGGTGGGCGTTGACGACCTGGTAGATGTCGGCGCCGTCTCTGATTGCCTGTGCGTCGGCATGTCCGAAGACCTTGTCCTGCTCCCCTTCGCTCATATTGTTGAAGCGGTCCATCGGACTGGTGATCCAGCCTTGTTTCTCGGCCTTTTCCTTGCCTTTGCAGGGGATGGTGCGGCCGTGGCATTTCGGGTGTCGGAGGAAGTCGTTGTTGTGCCGGAAGTATTTTCCGGCGAGGATGGCGCATCGTGGGCAGCAGTCGGGTGATTCGACGCGCACGTAGCCGACGCCTGCCCTTTGTGTGATGCTGACGCCCATCGCGCTGATTGACGTGTCCTCGATGGCCTGCATGGCCATCTGGCGGAGCGTCGCGCGTCCAGCCTGCATGGCATCCGATTCGTCCATGCCGGACTTGATGGCCGACAGGGTGTGCGTGACCGGGATGCCGAAATACGATTCGAGGTCGATGCCGCTCGGCGCGAAGCCGGTTCCGAATGCGAGAGGATTCGCGATGCCGCCGTCTGGCTGGATGTAATCGCTCTGTTCGGCGAGCATCAGCGTGGATGAGTCCATCGCGTCGGCGGCGGCGCGCGTCTGCAGGGTGGCGAAGAGCGTCAGGAAGTCGGCGTTCGTCCGATTCCAGCTGTCACGCACCCGTCGCGGATCCACGCCCTTCCATGTTTTGTCCGCCGCCTTCACGGCCAGCAGGCATAGTCTGGCCAGGGTGTGCCGGCTGTCCGACAGGCTGTCCATCGTCACCGTCATCAGATGCACCTCCGACCTGCAGGGTTCGCGCTATCTCGGCCATCTCCGGGTCGCTGTTCTCCTCGTCGATCATGCGCATGATGCGCTTGATGTCCTCGGGGCTCTGGCCCATCTGTTCGGCGATCCACTGCAGCGGGTAGCCGAGCCGCTTGTATTTGAGCATCGCGTCGGCCATGAGGGCCTCGCTGCGGTACTGCGGCGTGGCGAACACGACCTTGGAGTCCTCGAGGATGCGCGCTGACTGCTCGTCGTCCTCGAGCGTCATGGCCATCTCGCACAGCTCACGCACCGGCTGGCGCATGAAGCTGATGCGCTCCAACGTCTTGCTGACCAATCCGGCTTCGGCGACCTCGTAGCCGGTGGCGGGCACCTCCGCGTTCGTCAAAAGATAATGGCCTGGCGTGCGCGTCTCGGCGGCGATGTGCTCGACCGCCTTCTGGATGATCGGAAGGAAGGCCTGCAGGTTGCTTGCCGTCCATTCGCCGATCGACACGTTGTCGCCGGTGATCTGCATGATGCGCTCCATGACCTGCTTGTCGAGGTTCACGGGACGTTCGCCCACCTGCTCTCCGGTGGCCTTGTCGAACACCGGTTCGGACAGGCTGTCGCCGCCGAGGATGACCCTCGCGGGCATGGACGCGAAGTCCAATGCGTTCAAGGTGTATGCCCAGCAGACGTTGACGGCGTCCTGCATGGATTCGACCTGCTCGACGTCGCTGATGGGAAGGTTGTCCAGGAGCATCTGGTTGCGGAATTCGACCAGTGGGACGCGGCCGAGCGGGTTCGGGCGGGCGGAGTCCGGCAGGAACATCCATCCCTCGACGCCCGGCGGCAGACGGTCTCGTTCGTCGTCTCCGCCCGCGCGGACGCGCACCACGTCGAAGACCACGTCGGGCAGCAGCAGCGTGCCGAATTCGTGCTCCTCGTCGTATCTGACCAGGAGGCCGGCGTCGACCTCGCCGGTGAGCGGATCGTAGTGGACAGCCGCCGAGTCGGGGTGTTCGAAACTTATGCGCGCCCTGCCGTCCGGCATCGAGGTGACCAGGCCGAAGGCTCTGCCTGTGGCGGTCATCATCAGGGCGGTCTCCTGCAGTTTGCGGTCGCAGTCGTTGCGCTCCCACACGCGCATCACGTGCGAGTCGAGTTCGACGTCGCCGTATGGGATGAAGCCTCGGAAGTGGATGCGTTCCACGGGCGCCTGCGCCACAGGCAGGCACCAGTTATCGGCGAATCCGCTGAAACGATCCGACATGTAGCGTTTGAATTCGTCGGACGCGAATTTCAGGGTGCCACGCTTGCCGCGCACGTAGTCCGTGTGCTTCCTAATGTCCGAGCGTCGCTGCTCTATCTTCATGGCGAGCAGGTTCGCCATACGGTTCACGTCCGCGGCGGTGCGAATCATTCAGAATCCCCTTGTTGTCGAGCCGGTCAGCAGGTAGGCCTTGCGTTTCCTGCCCCAGCCGGCGGCGCGCGCGTCGCATGCCGCCTCATGTGCGAGCACGCTGGTGACCGCCGCGTCGATTTTCCTTGTCTGTTTTGGCTTGCCGAGCCCGTACCGTTCGCCGGACTTGGCGAAGCGTCTTGCGTTGCGCATGTGCGTGATGGTGATCGGACAGCCATCCTGGGTGATGGCGTGGTGCTCGAGGTCGGATTCGAAGCGTTTCAATGCCTCCCAGACGGCGGTGATGCGGCTGGAGCCGCTCATCGACCAGGGAATGTACTTCTTCGGCCCGTATTGGGAGTCCCATGCCTCGATCTGCGACTCCCACGACACCTCGTCGCGGAATCCGGGGTCGCAGTAGGCGCGCACGATCTTGTACCGGTCGTTGAGCTCGTCCATGGCGGCGTTGACCTCGCTGCGCGGGATTCGACCGCCCCATGTCTTCGGGTTCCAGATGGTGGGACGCCGGTCCTCGCCGTAGCGCGGAGTGAAGATGAAGCCCTCGCGTGTTTCGGCCTTGATGCATGTCCAGTCGTCGTTCTCGGAGCCGTCGAAGCCGAGGCACACCTCGGTGCCCTTCGACGGGTTCTCAAGCCAAAGCTCATGCTCGGACACGCTAATATCCCATGTTCCTCAAGACCGATTTTGACAAACTCTTCTGCGAGCGCTGGTAGTTCTGGTTTGTGATCTCCCTTGTTGTCGCTTCGCCGAAGGAATTGACGAATGCGTGGCTTGTGCCGCTTGATTTTGGTTGGCGTCGGATCTGTTCGTCGGAGATTCTGTCGCGCTGTGCCCTGGCGGTGCGGAATGCCTTGGAGGCTGCCCGGTATTTGTCGTAGTTCGCCTTGGTTGCCTCTGGAAAGACGCTTTCCGGCATGCGCTGGTTGTATTGCGTGGCTCCGTGCGCGGTTCTCTGCATGATTTCCGATGCGGTGTCCATGCGGTTTCCCGCGTCGCGCATCATCTTGGTGAGATCCGTGTCGCTTACGGATGAAAGGTCAGAGGAAGAGCCTCCCCCTCCGCCGCCATGTCCGCCACGTCCTGCGCCTGAGCTTGATCCTCTTCCGCCCATTTTTTCATCCTTTCCGCATTGCTGTTTTTGTATGTGACCACTTCGATGCCACTGAAGTCGAAAAACGGAATGGCATCTCCGTAGAGGAGAATCTTTTCCGGTGCGAGCCTGTCGATCGCGTATCGCATGCCGAGCCGCCAATAGAGTTCTGCCGTCGGATTGTCGTTCGTTCCGACCGTGCTTACCGCGACGGTGGAGTTGTTTGGAATGCCTGAAAAGCAGTACGGGAATGACTCTGGGCCCGCCCATTGAAGTGTTGGGATGACTTTCAGTCCGCAGGCCTGCCAGTATGCTCCGATCAGACGGCTTCGGAAGACGTTATAGATCTTCATCGCTTCCGGCATGTCCATGTATGTGCTGAAATCAGGTGTCAGCACGCACTGGAAGCGTTTGAGCGGTGCGATGTATCTGTCCGGCTGGTTCCAGACTCTCTGGAACTGGTAGTCATCGATGAAGAAATGGATTCCGCAATGCTTGACTGTCTTTTTGCCGGTCGCGTAATTGAAGCCTATCAACGTGTCAGGGGGGGTGACGTCCTGTTTTGCAAGCATTGGCATGTCGTATCGGCCAACTGTCCGCACCTTTTGCAGCAGCGGAAGATTGTATTGCCTCATCGTCCGCATCCTTGATTTGTTGAGTGGTCTATTGTCCCGCATAGCAGCTCTCCCATAGTCCGTCCTCGAGCCATGCGCCGCCGCCCTGCACCATGCGGTTGCCAAAGAAGCGTTCCGCCTGCGCGGGATCCTTCTCCATGAGGGCCTCGGCCTCCGCCTCGACGGAATCCAAGGGCACCCAGGGGCTGCCGGCGTACACCCATTCGAGGATCTTGCGGCGTTCGCGCCGGTTGTTGAAGCTGTATGGTGTACCGTCCTTGTGGCGCAGGTCCGGGTTGAGGTCGGGGTTGCGGTAGAAGATCCACACATCCGATGCCGATGTCTCGAATTGCTGTTGGGCATAGGAATTTTCGCCGGGGTCGTAGGCGTTGGTCCAGAAGTGCGTTCTGCCGCCCATGCCGGCGGCGCCGCGGCGTTGGGTGTCGGCCACGTCGAGCATGCCGTT